TGTTCTATCTCTATCCGCGAAGGAATCATCTATCTGTAACCTAAGTTGTGCAGCAGCTTTACTCAGGCGAAGCTTCATCAACAGCTCTTTCAGGCACTATCCACTGACAAGTTTGCTCATCAAAGCCAATTGCATTATCGGGCTTTGGTGCAATAAATGCATCGTAACCCTGGTCATAAACATAACCGATTCCTGCATAATTTTTGCGGATGTTGCCATGGTAAGAAGTACGTTTGCAAGTTTGACCGCGAAAGTTTCCATACCAAGTTTCAGGATCTAAACCATCGATAAGTTCAGTTTCATCTTTGCCAGTAATAACTTCTGTAACTATGTTGTTATTATCTAAGAAAGCGTAATGAGCCATTAGACAGTCACCGTTCCTGTTCCTGCTGTAAATCGATAAACACGATACCCTGCTCGACTTGGTTGGTCATAAGTCAAACCAGCACCGATTGATGTCAATGGTGCAAACGAGTTTGGATAAGCAATAATGACAACACCAGAGCCACCGTTACCGCCAGTGCCATCTTGACCAGAACCGCCACCACCACCACCAAGATTTGCAGTTCCTGCTGTTCCATTACTAGAAAGTCCACCGCCAAGTCCACCGCCACCTAAACCACCAGCAGAGCCAGGCGTACTGTTATTGAACGCTGCGCCACCACCGCCTGCGTAATAAGTTGCGCTACCTATAATTGATGATTGCGCACCAATTCCACCAGTACCTAAAGTGCTATTGCCTGTTGGCGCATTACCATTTGCCCCTGCACCACCACCTGAACCGCCTGGATATGGATTGCCTGTAAATCCTGCGTTGCCTGTTCCTGCAAAACCTTGTCCACCTGTGCCTGACGCACCTGTTGTAGTTGCAGCGCCATTTTGTCCACCACCACCACCAGAGCCATAAGTACCAGCAGTTGCAGAGTTTTGTACTTTAGCACCACCACCACCACCGTTAGCAGTATTTGATTTGAATACTGAATCGGTACCACGCACACCAGCAGTTGTGTTGCAAGCGTTGCCTGTTCCACCTGCGCCAATAGTTACGGTAAATGAAGCGCCTAAAGAGAAACTAGAGCCAGACAATAATCCACCTGCACCACCAGCGCCTGATGATCCACCGCCACCGCCAGCAACTAATAAATAATCTGCCGTCGTTGGTGCAATAAGTTTTATACCATCATTGATTGAGGCTATAAGATTTAGCATTAGCCCACTGCGCCCAAAACGTACCAAGCATCGGTTGCCACTTTCACACATACAGCTGACTTGTATTGTGCAAGAGTAGGTGACGCTGCAACGGATCCTGAACTAAGAACAGTTGTTGTGCCGGGTGTGACTGCCGATATTGTCAAAGTACCAACGCCAATGTTGAGAACAGTAATCGCTGAACCAACAGGAACAGCAACGGATGCGTTAGTAGGAATCTTGAAGGCTATAGCTGTTGCTTTGTTCATTTGAACTAATGTCTGATATGAGTCTGCTAATACTGCTGTGTAGTCTGCAGTCTGTGTTGTCTGCAATGTAAATGACACCAAGCCATTGAACATGGCTGCGCTCATTACGTCGCCTGTAGTTGCTGGAAATCCTGTTGCCATTATTGCTCCTTAGTATGATAAAACGCTAGTGCCAAGGATACCGTAGAGTGAACTGCCAATGACAAATCCATCCAAAATAGGCTCTTGCGTGGTGAGGGTTGTTTTCCAAGTGTTAGGTGTAATCGCATGAGCGATGCCTTGAACTTGGAGAGTCTTAGTTATTGTTGAACCTGCTGGTTGAGTGTTGGTTATCTGAACTTGGTCAAAATAATCTAAGTCAAGTGCTGCGCTCACCCCTGCGCTGTAGTTAGCAGTCATCAGGTCAAGCGTCATCGAGTCGATGCGAATGGTTGTGTCTTTATGACTTGCTACATAGGCTTTAGCGATATTGAGCGCTTCCGCATCTGTTTCAACAATGAGGTTGGAATATGCAAGGCTATGAGTGAAATAGGTTGTAATGCTTGTCGCATCACTGGCTACCTGAGCAGTGCCACCTGTGCGCTGTGCTGATACGTTATTGACTACCTGCTTATCGTCAAAAGCGAAGGCTACGTTAGCGTAGTTGATACCACTGCCATCCTGATTGAATATGGTTGGTGCAGTGCCAGCAGCAGCTAAGACCTCAGAGCGTGATTTGAATACTGCAACGCCATTAGCATCCATGTAAAAAGCGCCATACTCTGACTGTTCTACGTTTCTACATGCTTGAAGCACTGAGCGTACCGATACATCAACAGATGAGGCTTGGCAGGTTGAGTTTCCAGTGGCAATTGAACGCATGTTAGAAGGCCACGACACCATATCCAGAATCTTGCCTAGGCGTGTGCCAGTGGCTTGTGATGCTGTGCCATCTGTGATGGTCGTAACGTTGGACATGTTGAATAAGCGAAATGCATCTACGCATGAAATGTCAACATAGGCTACTTCTTGACCTAATGCGTAAGTATATTTGTAGTCAGTTGTATAGCCTGAGAAGATGTTGTAAGCAGTACCGTTGTCAGCAGTAATGCGTACCTTTCTGAGAGGCTGTAGGTAGGTGTAGTAAGGCGATGAAGTGTTCTGTGGGTTGAAGTCACCATTAGGGTCTAATACCCGTATAACAGCCGTACCAGCCTCGTACAGGTCTTGGTTAATGTTTCTACCCCTGCGTGTGTCAATCTTGACTGTCTGAGCCGTTACATCGGCAATAAGGGCTGGTGTTGTTGTTGCACCAAGAGTTCCTACTCCACCGAGTTTGCCATATACAGGATCACCGATAATAAAGGGCAAACCGAATACAGGACCATCCGAGAAGTTGATTGTAACTGTCAGGGTTGCTGGCAATGCCATTAGAGAACCCTAACGCCAGACCAACTGCCACCTGAGCCACCTGATTGAGATTGGACTTCTTGTTCTGAGGACACGATGGCGGCTACATCTTGACCAGCCACTTCAACCTTGACGTTGATTACTGGCTGAGTAAAGCCTGATGGAGCAGATATTGCATAAGCGCCTGAACCGATAGAAATTTGGTTACTTCCTGTGTATGAAGATGGAATGTTGGTTGCTGGCATTTGTCCGACTGTTGCCATTTGTTCAGGTATAAATCCTTGTGGCGCTTGGATAGCGTATTTACCTTGGCCGATAGTTATGGTTTGATTTTCTGCATAACGGGTAAATGCGTCAGTTGCGCTTTTGGCTGCTAGGGATAATTTATTGAGTGCAGTAGCAGCAGCTTCATTTGATTCAACAATGGCTATCTTGGCAAGGATGCGAGCCTTTTCTTCCTCAGTTGTTGCCTTGGCTAATGCTGCATAAAGTGCTATGCGCTCTAGGTCAAACTTAGCGCCTAATTTATCAAGCTCAGTCTTGGCCTTTACTGATGCTGTATTAGCTTTGAAAGCAGCAGTGTTTTTATTGATGGCATCTCTTGCTTTTTTATCTGCCACCATGGCCAAGCCTCTACCTGCAGGGCTCGCTGATCTATTGCTTGAAGTCTTTATGTCTGTGAGGGTAAGGCCTTTTCTAAGGTCAAAGCCAAATTCTTTACCTTTAGTCAATTCACCTAAACTCAATGCCCCAGTCGATAACTTAAATATGTTAGTGGCGTTTTTTATAAAGTCATCAAATTGAGCAATTGCTTTATCTATATCGCCATTACCTGCTAATTGTGCGAAACTATCAACGAGTGCGCCGCCTATGGTTTCACTAGCTCGCTGAGCCGCTGCATCTATTTTAGCTAATTTACCTGAGATGGTATCGGCAGCTAGGGCCGCTTGACCGCTGCTTACTTGTGCAATTCTAGTTAGTACATCGTCAAAGCTAGCAGCTGCTAATTCTGCTTTGGTAAATCCTAAGCCGTATTTTATCAATCCACGAGTATTACCTGCGAATGCCTTGGCAATATCGTTAGAAACGCTTACTACGTCTTGGCCGCTTTGCGCACTCAAATCTAAGCTAGTGCGCAGTAAATCTTGCGCTAGTTTGTAGTCACCTGTTTGAGTCAATAGTTTTTGATAGGCAGGCCTTAGTAGATCATCTACAACACCAAACTGCTTTTCTAGGCTATCAATAAAGCCAGCAACATTAGTAGATGCATAACTTAGACCTAGATTTTTTAGAGTACCTGCTAATACACGCGCTGCCTTGTCATCGGCTGCAAATGCCTTCACTGCTTGCTGTGAATAACGCGCTATTGTACGCGCTCCAAATGCTAATCCAAATGCACCTGCAAGGTTTTTGACACTTTTAGTAAGTGTCTTGGTAGCGTTTTCTGCTTTTGCAAATGCTTTTTTGCCAGTGTATTCAGCAGCAATATCAATTTTGACTACTGGCATTATTTCACCGCCTTAGCTGTTCGATTCAATTTGTCTTTAGAGTTTTCAATCGCTCTCAGTACGCCATCTTGAGCCTTGCCACGATCTTCCTCATAAGCGCGATAAAGAGCGCGACCTTCCATAGCACCTTTGCCTTGCAAGTCATTCTGATACTTCTTGCTAAAGTTCTTGACGAACAGGCTATCAGGATTTTTACGACCGGCAGTTTCATAGATAGAACCAGCACGAGTCTTATTGAACAATTGTGCTAAAGAACGAAAGCCACGAGAGTTAGGCTTTGATGGAGTTGTCTTATATCCGATATTAGCCTTGACTACCGAGGCAACATATTTAGGAAACTTAGCAGTAGAGAAAGCAGAACTTTGTGCAGTAATTTGTTTGCCTGTTACCGACCAGTTAGAAATTATCTGAGATTCACTTGGCATATAACCACGAGCATCGCGCACGACTGGTTTGAGAGCAGCAGACATCTCTTTAGGTAATGCCTTGGCTAAATCGGGGTTGAATTGCCGAAGCGCTTTGCGGAGTTCAATACCGCCCTTTACGCTTACTGGCATCTCTCATCTCCTTGGCTCTGTCTTTAAGTCCATCCAGTAATGCTCTAAACATTATCGGATCCAACTCAATCAAATGTTGTGGCGCAATTCCTGTCTCAATACTCAATCGAGCAACGAGATAGGTGAAGGAATCACGCCCTATTGCAAAGGGTCTGAGTCCAGAACTTCCACGTTTTTCAACGTAGAAAGAAAGTTCTCAAACTTTGCATCTACAGGTTCACCCGACCGTTTGACAATTTCATGAGCAAGCCAATAAACCATCGTCTGCTTTTCTTCCTCTCGGAAGGCCTTATGGAAGCCCATGTTGTAATGCTGTTCAAATAGGTACTCCACTAATGGAGTTACTTCTCCTTCTAGCACCTTTCCATCTACGAACGTGATTTTTAACTTTGCCATGCTTTGCCCCTTTTTTAGTTTTTAGAAAGTGCCTGTTGTTGCAACTGTGATTGCACCAGATACTTGGAATGTCAATGACTGTGTTCCAAGGTCTCCAACTGCACCGTTGATTGGTGTAATTGAATCTACCAGAATAAGACCTGAATAGAATGGGTTTGCAGCTGAACCAGTAGCTCCCTTATCGAGTGCGCACTTGAAATAAGCATTAGTTGCAAACAATGTGTTCATTGATTGAAGTACCGCTGTTGCAGCATCGTCGTTGATGAGATCAACTGTGATTGAGTTGTTTTGAAGTCCAGCAACATAACGATGACCTGTGTCACCCATTGCTGTAACTTCTAAACTATCTACTGACCTTGTCAATTGAAAATTCGTGACATACGCGCTGAGATCGATTGAGGCAGGATCAGTTGCGCCTACCTTGAAACCGACTTTATTGGTTAGGCCTTGAGCCATGGTTATTCCTCATCTTTCTTTGTAGGTTTTGGTGCTGATTGTGCTGGTGCTACTTGCCCGATTTTTTCGAGAAAGTCTGCGTTTGCTTTGTCGTTTTCGGACATATTAACTCCAACTCGTAAGGATTGATACTGACATCTCGCAGCTGAGAAGGTCTCCCGATGCAGCATTGAGAACGCTAGGTGCTGATACTGAACCGACGTTATAGGTCAAAGTCGATGCGGATAATAAATTGAAAGCTCTAACTACATAATCCTCTATGCCATTGAGATTGCCTTCATTGTCAAACAATGGGCATGTGAGCATTACCTTGAAGTTAGCCAAAGGTGAAATAGTAATCTGAGAGTTATTATTTGGTGTTAGGTATGGATCATCAGGGCTAACAATGCATGAGTTAGCGGTAATGGTGGCAGGTGGGAATGCGTAAGTAGCCCAGCGAGTATTATCTACTAATGCAGTGGCGAGTGTAGTTCTAAGGGTTGTTATCGCTGGAGTAGGCATTTACCCCACCATTGAGCGAGGGTCTAGCGCATGACTAATGAGACCCCTAATTTTTGCTAGGAGACTGTTTGACATACGCCAGGGTGAGGCACTTCCATCTATTGCAACGCCACCTGAGGATGGCACTTGGCGAGCCTGAAATATGTCTACTGAAAGCATGAGAGATGCTTCTTGGATTGCAGCATCGGCTGTCCAGTCAGTGGATGGAGCGATTGTAACTAGGCCGTAAGGATTGACCGCATGGCGTGGCTCTTCTGCTGGAGTTCCTGTTATTGCATAAGAAATCGAATATGTATCAACAACGGTAATAGTCTTTGAGCCATTGAGATGAGATTTGTTATTACTTACAACAATTGTTTGGCCTACATAAAATTTATCGGTTATCACTTCATCAAAGTAAAGTGTTCCCACTGTCGTTGTGTTGCTATGTGCTACATTAAAAGCTGTATCAGCCCAAAGCATTGGAAGTAAGACTGCATCGGATGCGTCGCACACTTCCTGTAAAATTGCGTCACTGTATAAAGAACCAACGCCAAGAACCGCTTTGAGTTCTGCAACTGTTGTCAGTGACATGATTTCCTTTCTAAAGACTCAGTAGGGGCAAGGGCTATGCCCCTACTGAGCGACTTAGTTATTGCTTGTGGATCAGGTTTTATTTATACCAAACGCACCGGCGCCTATTTTAGTGGCAATTGCACCATAGCCATACATGGCAACTAAAATTTCACCAGAAGCAATTACATCAGCACGAAGCTGGTAAGTTGGTGACTCGTACCATGTGTAGGCAGTTG